GGGCAGGCGGGAGCGTGGGCGAAACTGCCCGTCAGTACTGATCCTCTGGCCCGGCTCCGCCCGAACAGTTCTGCCGCATCCGGGCTTGAGTGGGGGAAGGACGTTCCCGAACTTCGCAATCGCGTTGTCTTCGAGACGGACGGTGCGGGGAATACCCTAGAGATCCATGAGGTCTGGATCCCTCAGTTCGAGTCGAAATACTGGTCACAGGAGAACTTGAACAACCTGGATTGCGGCGGGTTTTGGATTGACAAGTATCAGGCGTGCATGTTCGACGCCACCGGGTCATCGCGCGGATCAGTCAGTGTGAACGACCCTGGGCTAAACGGGGCCGCCTGCAAGCCGCACGTGGTGCCGTGGACCGACATCAACTGGTCTAACGCCCGGGCCGCGGTCGAGAACCGGGGCGGAGCTGCAAACAAGGCTACAGGGACATGCGCTCCCTACAGCGGCGGCAGCACTACACAGTTCTATGCTGAGAATGCTGGCCACCTGATCGGCCGCAGGGTCTACATCACTCAGGGCGGCGTGACCTACGTTCGGCGGGTCGTCCGGACTGGAGGGGACGCCGACGCCGACCCGAACGCTGCAAAACTTGTCGAATTCTATCCGGCGCTCCCGGCGCCAGTCACGTCCGACGACACGTATACAATCGTGCGTCGGTTCCTACCGGGGGGATACGAGTGGTTCTCCCTCGCGGCTCTTGCGCGGATCCTTATGGTTGAGTGCGGACTGCCGTACTGCAAGGGCAACACAGACTGGGGCAAATTCCACGGGGACCCCCGCGAGAGGGTCTACGAGGGGATCCCGGACCCGGTGCGACCCGGGTATCAGGGCAACGCGGTTGCCCGGACCCTCACGGGATCCGGCCCACTCTCCTGGTCGCTCAACGGCAAGGAGTCAGGGGTCTGGGATCTGAAGGGTAACGTGTGGGAGTGGGTCGATCTCCTGATCGGGACCGCAGCGGACCACACGATCGACGCGGAGTATCCCGGAGCAGGACACCCCCTGCCCACGACGAGCGGGTACGTCCAGGCGCTCTACGACCCGGCTCCTGACGGGGCTCGGTCGCTCGGGGCTGAGATATTCGCCCCGAAAACGATCGGGAGTGCACAGGCGGAGTTCGACTCGAATCACTACTACCAGAACACCGGGCAGCGTGCCGCGAGGCGGGGCGGGGATTGGAACAACGCCGCGAATGCGGGGTTGTTCTATCTGAGCGTGAGCCACGTCCCGTCCCACGTGAGCAGCAACATCGGCTTCCGCGGAGTCTGTTGATCTGAAGATCTGGCGATCTGTATGGTAGAACGGCACGAACGCCTGAAAATCTGGCAGAAATCGTACGACCTGGCGAAAGACCTGATGCAGGTGACTGAACGATTCCCGCGCCCGCAACAGCGGGACGGCCTAGCGAGCGAAATCCGGCAGACCGCACTCAGCCTGATCCGGACCGTCATGGTCTATAGAGACCACATCCGAGTCCTGGCACGGAACGTCCGGCGAGTCCACAAACGCCTGAGACAGATGGAGGCTGGGACGTCCGAGGGTGACACCCGGGCGTCGATATCGTCCTGGATCGGGTATACGATGCACGCGGATTGCTACGGTCTCAACTGCCAGATCGCCGAACGGCATCCATTTCTGCGGGTCGCTTTTGATCCAATCGAGGCAAAATCATGACAGCAAAACAGATTATGAGAGTCCACACGGCTGTCGGGGCCGAGGAGATCGACGCGGACCGGCTGCTGGTACAGGGAGATGAATACGTCCTCTTCCGAGGGGAGGCTGAGGTCCGGCGGGTGCCGATCGCCGATATCCTATCGGAGACCGACCCCGAGACCGGCGAAGAGCGCGAGGGCATCGAGACGATCTATAGCAGGAGTTGAGGGGGTATGGGCCGGTCTGGTTCGCGTCTACGACAACTGAACCGGACTGAACCTATCCCCTCAGACTACTAATAGAGGACCAAGCAATGCCTGAACTGAAAACCAAATCGATCGCCGCCCCGCCCGGACAGACGAAGGTCTGGAAGGCCCGGCTTGTTGAAGCCGGTCCGGAGGTGACCCTCATCCGCGTCCCGATCTCCTCCATTACTGAGGACCGGGACGGCGACGAGTTCTCCCCTGCCGGGCTGGAGTCGATGCTCGCCGGGCTCAAGGGTGGCAAAATCCCCCTCTACCTCGATCATGGCTACAAAGAGAGCGGAGCGAGGCTCTATGGGGCGCTGGACATGCTCGGCGCGTGGATCGATGGGGAGATCGAGGGGAGCACTCTCTACGGCACCGCGTTCCTGGAGCCCGATTCTTGGACCGCGATGACCCTCGCCCAGAAGATCGAGTCGGGGATGCCCGTCGGGTTCTCCGTCGGGTTCGGGGTCCTCAAGTCCCGCGGCAAGGACAACGGGGGCCTGATCTTCGATGAGGTGAGCCTCTGGGAGGTCAGCGCTGTGGGGATTCCGAGCAACCCCGACGCAGTAAACTCGGCTGCCGTGCAGGCGGTCGTGAAATCGCTCCGCGTGAAGGTGGGGCTGGAAACCGATGAAATGAAGCGGAAAACCAAAGAAACCGAAGAAGATCCGTCCGAAGAGGAGAAGCAGGACGAGGAAGAGCAGGAGGAGCAGAAAGCCTCCAAAGAGGAAGAGGAAGAGGAAGAGTCCTCTGCCGAAGACGAGGAGGAAGAGGACGAAGAGAAGTCCTTCGAGGTCCTCGACGAAGCAGCCATCCGGCAGATCGTCGCCGAAGAGGTCGGCAAGGCACTCGCCCCGATCGCCGAGGCGCTCAAGTCCCTCGCCGTTCTCGACGAGATCAAGACCACCGTGACGAAGGCCGTCGCGACCAGGAGCAGGGGGCCGCGGGGGATCGTCGTCGCCAAACAGGAAGAGCAGAAGAGCAACACCCCGGCAACACGGCCGGACTTCATCATTCCGTGAGGTACAACAATGGCAAGTATCGCAGAAATCCTCGGGTTCACTAATCCGGGAGAAGTTTACCAGCATTTCTGGAAGAACCACGGATTCTCCCCGTCTGGAGAGGGCGGAGTCACCGAGAGCGTGCAGAAAAAGTTCGCCCGCAAAGAAAACCGCGAGGCGGCAAAGGGATTCGTCGTAAAGCGGATCACAGAAGCCTTTGAGAAGAGCGAGACCCCGGAGCGGAGCAAGGGGGCAGTCACGTCGTCCACCGTCGCGGCCGGCATCCCGCTCGTCTACGACCCCGAGATCCTCGACATCCTCCGCACCGACACCCCGCTCCTCTACGAGATCGCAATCGTCGGGTGGCAGGGGCCCTACTTCAAGGGGATGAACATTGCCAACCGCGCCCACCCGATCGGGTTCCTGAGCGAGACCGAGAGCGCGAACGTCACCACCAAGACTCCCTCCGGGTTCACCGCCGGCGAGGTATCGGAGGCGATGACGATCCAGGCAGATGTCGTGTCCGTCACGGACTTCGGGCAGCGTGCCGCCGAACACCAGTTCAGCCTCCGGGACACCGCGCTCGGCATCCGGTTCGCCGAGAACATGCAGCTCAAGGAGCAGGCGATGCTCTACGGTGACCCCTCGCAGGCAAAGACGGACTTCGGTCTCGGCGACGCTCAGGCCCCCAAGGGATTCTCGACGGCCCTGACTGCAGGCGGCATGGTGGTCGACAAGTCCAGCGTCTCGCTTTCCGGCACCGATGCGCTCCTGAAGGATATCAAGGCCGAGATAAAAGGCCTCTGCAAGACCTACAACGTCAACCCGAAGGATCTGATCATCGGCACGTCCTACGACATCCATGATGAGCTCGACAACGAGATCAACGTCCACGGTCGGACCGAGGTCGGGCAGAGGGAGGTCAACTACGGTGCCGAGCGGCTCACAATCTGGGGCGTCCCGGTCATCCCGAGCCACAACGTCAAGACCCAGGCAGACTGGGGCGGCGGATTCACCCCCGGGGACGAGGGGGACGTCCACATCCTCAACAAGCGGGCGCACATCATCCCGTCGCTCGCGCCGCCATTCCTCCTCCCGCTCGGCCGCCGCGGACTCTCCGACGAGTGGGTCATGGGCGACTACTACTGCTGCGCCGACCGCTCCGGCGGCAAGTGGGGGAAGTACCTGAAAGCATACAACATCTGAGGTGATCGCACATGGTTCAGACTACTACCAAAAAACTCTCCGTTTTCCCCGGCAATCTCGTGCCCGGGGCCGCACTGGCAGCAGAATACTGGCAGGTTTCCAACACCACCGGCGCAGCCGCGACTACCGTCGACCTGACGTTCGATCTGATCAACAAATACGACCAGATTCCGGCGATCGCGGGCACGCCGATCCTGGCGGCCGGTGCGGGGTCCTCGACCACCAAGATCGCCGCGTGGTACATCAAGACGCAGACCAAGACGCAGATCGTCGTCACCGTCGCGGTCGACCAGGCAGCCGGTGCCGGCAAGGACAACACCGTCACCATGTGCGCGTACATCGCAGGTCCGCAGGTGTGAGGTGACGCCTCATGATGTGGAGGCATAAGACTGCGCAGAAGGGACGGATCTCCTTCGCCCTGAGGCGGAGCGCTGAGATCGTGCAGGGGGTCTTCGAAGCCCCCGACGATCCCGCTCTCGAGGGGCGTCTGCGGAGAGCCGGACATATCCCGATCGAAGAGGAGGTGGCGACAGATGGCGCACCAGCTGGCGATGCAGAACGGGAGACCCTCGGAACCAGACCGAAGAAGAGGCGGTGATCTGAGTGACGAGAGGCATCCTCCCGACACCGGAAGAGATCGCCGTCCCGGACACCGATCCGGTCTACTCGACCGCTGCCGACCTCCGCACGATGGGTGAGGCGATCTGCCGGGTCACGAACTCGACCGACCAAACACTCACCATCACCGTGCAGACCGCGCTCGGCGATGATCCCGACTTCGACGCCCCGAACGAGTCCGGTGACGGGTTCGTCGGCGCAACCGATGTCGGCGGGATCTCCGTCACGGGGTTCGTCAGCCCGGCGACCTCGTCCGTAGTGCTCGCGGCCGGCGCGACCACTTACTCGCGGGTCTCCGGGGCATGGTCCTACGCTCGTGTCAAGGCTACGCCCGCCGCAGCCCCCGGCGCCGGCGGCACGCTCGACGTCGCGTGGTCGGCAAAGCATAGAGGTGACTGATCCATGTCGGCATACGGAGATGTGACCCGGACCCTTACCCGGTCCGGCATCACGTACGCCGACCTGGGGCTCGCAGACGAGGCCGCTCTTGCGTCTCTGGTGGCCGATCTCAACGAGCAGGCATCCGAGACCGTCGACCTCTACTGCGGGCGGGATTTCGGGCTCCACGAGGCCGTGGCTGAGCGCTACGATGGCTCAGGCCGGCGGCGGCTCCGGCTCCGCGGCCACCCGATCGTCGCAGTGATCTCCGTCGGGGTCGGCGGGGTCTCGCTCACCGAGGATCTCGAGTATGAGGTCGATGCCGGCCCGGGGATCCTGGAGCGCGTCGACGGTGCTGTGTGGCCGCCGGGACTCCGCAACGTTTCCGTCGTCTACTCCTACGGCTACGTGGTAACGCCGGGCGCGATCGCCGGAGTCGTCGAGGACCTCGTCGCAGGGGCTCTCACCCACGCCGCGAGAAACCGGGCGACGAAGGGGGCCTCCTCGATGAGTATGGATGGTTACAGTGTCGCATACTCGGAACTCTCCCGGCTCATGGTGCTCGCGCCGGAGCAGATGCAGATCCTCGACCGCTACCGTGCGGTAGGAGCGGCATGATGGTGAGCGACCATGACCTCCTTGTCAGGATCGACGAGAAGGTCGATTACATCGTCTCCCGCCTCGACGACCACGAGGCGCGGCTCCGGCCACTCGAGTCCCAACGGCACCAGTGGCTCGGCAGAGATGGGGCGATTGCCGGGGGCCTCGGCCTGGTCGGAGGGGCAATCATCACCCTGATCCTCTGGCTGGCGGGGGTGTGGTGAGATGCCGCTCCCCGACATCTCCCTCCATTTCGACACCAACCTCCCGCTCGCGGAGTACTTCGACGTTGGCTCGGCGGTGCTGCCCGATCCGGCGGTTACTCCCGGCCCCGTGGAGCAAGCCGTCGCCGGAGTCGGGGAGACGGCCGTGCTCATCCGGTGCCTTGTGGCGGCGTTCGATGACTATGATTCGTTCGACCCCGCCGCGTCCGAGTGGGATCTCCGGCTTGTCAAGGCGATCGTCTCGTCCCCGTCGGAAAAAGAGGCGCGGGATCTCGCCGGCCGGGGCATCGCCGCGACCAAGCGGGCGACGCTCGGCGAGTATCTCCGGCTCCGCTCCGACCGTGAGGGCAACGGAGATCTCATCGTCGAGGTGCCTGACGCGCGAGTGCTCGGGGTCTCCGGCTCTGGGGCAACGTGGAACGTGCTGATCGCGTTCCCTGACGTCCCGGCCGGGGCCGAGTATGCCGTCGATTTCACTGGCGGAATCCCGACGATCACCGGGCTCAACCGCGACGAGTATCGCGTCCACCGGATCGCCGAGGTGCGCCGGGACCGGCACCCGATCGTCGGCGTGACGAAACTCTCCGTGTACCTGCAGGAGGTCGTCGGGCGATGAGTTACCGTGTCAAGGTTGAGCGCCGAGAACTCCCGAAGCACCGCGAGATCGTGCAGGAGGAACTCCTCAAGGCCGCGATCCGGTGCGAGAATCAGTACAAGGAGAACCTCGAAACCGGGCAGGGGGCGGCGGGCTCGCACGGCAGGCCCTATGTCGGGACCAGCGAGGCGATCAACACCGTCGCGCTCTACCCGCAGACGCCCGGCGCCGATCTCTACACCGTCGAGGGGCCGCTCGTGCAGCACGCCGTCGCGGAGTTTGGCAGGGCACCGGGAAAGCGGATGCCGCCGCCGGAACCGATCTCACGGTGGGCGAAGGAGGCCGGGCTCGTGCCGCGTGAGGGCGAGACCTGGGACGAGATGGTCCTCAATCTCCAGCGGCACATCGGCGCCCACGGACTCAAGGGGTTCGCCCCGATGCAGCTCGCCGCCGAGACGATCGCACCGACCATCGAACCTGCCATCCGTCGCCGGATCGCAGAACTGAACAAGTGAACTCCCGCCGGAAACGACCGGCGAGTGACTACCGAACAATCTCCAAACGAGGAGGCACGCAGTGACTACCACAGAGATCTCTTCTGGCAGCCTGAGCACGGCTGTAATCCGGGACCTGTTTCGGAACGGGATCCGGGCGGCAGTAGCCGCAGGAACGATCACCGACCCCAAAGCCGCGACCCGTCCGGCAGCATCCCCGATGGTGGTATCGGAGCTCCCCGATCGTAACCGGGCATATCCACACATCATCGTCGGTGAGGCAAGCGACACCGCCGACCGGCCGGACTCGCGGGCGGGACTCTGGGAGCATGCGTACTCCGTCGCAATCGAGGTGCACGCCGAGACCTCGACCCACATGTACGTGATCCGGGATCAGGTACGGGGATGGGTCGAGGGGAACGTCGACACTCTGAACGCCGCCGGGTTCACGGACCCGCAGATCGCCACATCTGTGGCGATGACGTGGGACCGGGAATCACAGGTGAGATCATGGCGGTTCGTCGTGAGAGGGACCGTATACACAGCATAGAGGCATACAATGGCACGCAAACTACAGGCATCCGCAGGGACGACCGCATGGGCATCCGAGAGCGTCCCGTATACCGCAGAGACTACGATCACCACCCCGTTCGGGCTGATTGAGGACGTGATCGACTGGCCGGTCGCTGACCCGCGCACCGCACTCCCGACCGCGGGCAACCGCAGAGGGCCGGCGCTGTACTCGAAGGACGAGTTTGACCTCTCATTCTCGATCCCGTTCCAGGTGCAGAACGACAACGTCCCGTTCCACGCCGCGCTCGGTAAGGTTGAGGCCGTCACCGGCACCGGCTACACAGGAAAGAAGTTCACGGAGCTCGACACGCTCCCGACGATCTCGATCCTGCACGAGCAGACCGACGCCGCGTTCAGCGAGATTTTCGCCGGGTGCAAGGCCGACCTGACCCTCTCCGCACGCAGGGGCGAGGCACTGAAGGCCACGATGGACTTTGTTGCCGCCTCGCGCACCGTGGACACGAGCAAGACTTCGTTCGCCTCCATCACGCCGTCGACGCTCCAGCCGTATCGGTTCTGGATGGTGGGGGCGCTCGCGACGCTCGGAGGATCTCCTCTCGCCTCGATCACCTCGATCGACCTCAAGTGGTCCAACGGGCTTGAGGCGCTCGGCTCCAACGGGGCGCGAGGAGCCTACGATATCGCCGAGGGCGAGGGCGCCGGGAAATACGACATGAAGATCGGGTTCCTGCCGGTCGACAACACCAAGTTCGCTGCAGCATGGGCCGACGGGGCACTGGTCGATATCGTGATCCCGTTCATCCGGGCAGGGGCTTCATTGACCGCCGCGACCGATGCGGTGATCATCGAACTCGAAGATTGCGTGATCATGGACGCGCCGCTCCCGCTCGGGAATAAGGGCTCGCTTGAGTCCGAACTCTCGGTCGGGCCGCTGAACACGAGCATCGAGATCCGGGTGCCGTCGGGAGCGTGAGATCATGGCTGAACTGAACTGGCAGGATGCACAGGCCGCGTTCGAGCGGCAGCAGAGCGAGACGAAGAGTGTGAGGGTCGCCATCGGAGACGGTGAGATCCGGTTCGAGGTCCGACAGATCACGCAGATGGAGAAGGATCACATCGAAGCCACGAGCCTCAAGGAGCGCCGGCGCCGGAGAGGGGAGACAATGACGGCAGAGGAACTCGCCGCCCTGAAAGCCGCATACATC